TAAATCTAAACCTGCGTATTTAATACCAGCTTGTTTAACAATATTTGGAAGATACTTTGCTCTTATTGCACTAGCAACGACTAATGCTTCATCTTCATTCAAAGATGCAGTTCTAGCCATATCGTTAGTACATTGAACAAAATCTTCTTTATCTGTTGCTTGTATTTCTGCCAGTTTTAAAGCTGCAAATCTAGCATTTTCGGCATTTTTCGAATTTTTATTCATTTTATTGCTGCTTCCCTTAATAAAATCAAATCTTTTATCAAAGTTTTTTATAAAAAGTATTTCATTTATAAACTGTTTATTTGTTCTTGACAAATAGGTTTTACACCTTTTTCATCATTTTATGGGGGGATATTATCCCCCCATAAAAGTTAGTCTATCCAAGTAATAGAAACATCAAGTTTTGATGGATCTTTTTTGCTTGTTTTTACTGTTGTTCTTGCGTAATTTCCGCAACTATGGCAGAATGTATTATTCTTAACCTTATTTGCGTGTCTATTGCCACAACTAGGGCAAATCATACCAACTGGTAACATTTTTGCAGATGTCTTATCAAAGTCAGGCATTGCTGTCTTAAGGTAAACATCAGAGTCTAATGTTGTTGAAAGTCTAACCATAGTTTTTATACTACTTGCGAGTGGACCAGCACCTGGAGGAGCAGGTGATGCTGCAGGCATTTCAGTTGGAGCAGTTGCTGCACCAAGTCCCATATCAGGTCCCAAACCGCCAAGGTCTTCCATTTCTGCAGATTCTGTGCCCTTATCTCCCATAGAAACAAGTTCAATGGATTGAAGAATCTTATAAGTTGTTCCACAGTTTTGGCAGTCAGCGTTTGATTCAGAAATGTTTACATCATCTGAGCCACATACAGGGCAAACACTACCCCAAGGCTTCTTCTCACCAGGCTCACTCATTGCATCCAAATCTGAAGTTTCATTCATTTCTGTGCCAGTCATTGCTGAGATACCCAAATCGCCACCAGTTGGGTCCATAGCACCCAAATTAGGGTCAACAGGACCTGCAGCAGGACCTTGAGGTGCTGGTGCTCCCATCGCAGGTGCACCTGGTGTTACTTGAGCATATTTTGATAAAACTTCATCTCTTCTGCTCTTTCTTGCAATTCTGGCGCCTTCAGTCATAACAATAGGCATTTCTTCAGAAATTGGTTCATCGCTGGATACTTCATCGTCAACCTTGAAAGTTTTGGATGACATGGTAGAAACTGTTGCAGTTACATCACCATTCTCTGAGACAACTAAATCTGTGAATGAGAATGTATTAGGATCTACAGTAAATCCATGACCTTGAAGAACTTCCATAGCCTTTTGCTTGAATGTTTCATCAAAGTTGTCATCTCCTGGAGACATTCCGTTCAAGTCTTCAGCAACACACATAAATCTAAGGCAATCTGATTTAGTGTGAGTTACTGTCATACCAGCAGTTCTATCTGCTTGTTGCTTTGCTTCGATTGCTCTAGAGACCAGTTTTTCTGCTAAATCAAAATCTTGGCAGAGTCTTTTAGCAGCCAATGCCATTTTACGAGTTGAAATATTAAAGTTTGTTGAATAGTCAGCAAGCCAACCGATTAAATTGTTTTCAATATTAACAGCGCTAGCAGTTTTGACTCCCCAAAATTCTCTTCTTGCTCTGGATCTTAATCTGCCTTCTGTTGCAGTAGCAGTTTTTGCTCTGTCAATTGCTGCCATAAGTTGTTTCTCTGGCATAGAATCAACTACATCTACACCCTCACCAGGAGCAGTTCTTGTTTCTTCAGATGACATAGCCATAGCAGATATTGCAGATTTCAAATCATCTTTTGAAATTAAGTCTCCATCTCCATCAACGGCAGATCTAAGTGCAGATCTAAGTTCTTCATTCTTGGAAGGTTGTGCATCAACATCAAGTCCTTCATCAGGAGTTGCAGCATTGGACATCAAGAGTTCTGCAATTCTTGTAACACCTTCTTTAGTAATTTCACCCTCTTCAACAGCAATAGTGAGTGCATCAGAAAGATCTTGTGCTGTAACATCAGAAGTTACTGCAGCACCTAATTGCTTTAGTACTGCTGTGACAGGATTTTCAACAGAGGATTGACCAAAGAATTCATCTTTTTCAGTTTTCGCAGCGTCCATTTCAGTTCCAGCTGCGGCAGTTCCAATCATTTCTGGAAGCATAGGCTCTTCTGCTAAAACTTGCGCTACTCTTAAAATTGTTTTTGGAGTTTCAAATGAAGATACTACTGCTTTGCCAAGTGCTTCGATAGTCTTGAACATAATAACTTGTGCAGGAGCGCTACCCTCTGATCTATGTTTTGAAAGTCTATTTTCTAAAACTTCAGTAGGAACACCCTTAGTTACTTCATTAACAAGTTCAGTCAGCGACTTTCTGACTTCGTCATCCTTGACTCTTCTTCCATAAAGTCCAGCGTTACCAAGTAAAATTTCCTTGACGGCTTCAGTACCTTCACCTGTTCTTTTTGAATCAAGTTGTTGTTCTTTGCCAACAGTAGGAGCACCAGTATTTTTAGTCTTTACACCGTCTTGTAAATTACTATATGACTCGCCAGATCTTACTTCTTCTAAAAGACTCTCTCTATCACCATCTCTGTCTTTGACATCAAGTAAAGCTGTTCTTACAAATGATGAATAATCTTTCAACAATTCTGCAGCAACTCTTGTGCCTTGTCCTGATTCCATCATAGAAATTTGATTTTCATTGAGGATAGGTTCCCAAGAAGTTCTTTTACCATTAGTGTATCCGGTTATTGATCCATCAGTTGAAAGAACAACTCTATTACCTGTACTGTCTTCAACCTTGAAATCGATTGTAACAGCAGCAGCTAATTTTTTTCTTTGCTCTGATGCAATCTTAGCAAAATGATCCATTTGATTTCTGCTCCCCGCCTCTATAGGCTTGTTTGTTTTTATGTTTTTATTTCTCTCATTAGCAATTCTAATGACATTTTGAATACTTTGATTGACTTGTTCTACGTTATTCAAATTATTTTTTAAACTCAGAATACTTTGTGCAAAGTTTCCAAATTTATCAACAGTTTTATGATTTGTACTTGCAAAAACTTCTCTTCTACCATCTTTAGAAGCCCAAACTAAATTATAGTTTGTAGATGCTAATGCAACTCCACTTCCAATAGGATTTGGATTACTGAAGTTAGTCATATCCATAACTTTTCCAACTGATTCAGTTGGAGAATAATTAGCTAAACCAATTTGTGGGCTTGCCATTTGTTGCGATGGATTTGGTTGTGCAGCTTGTGGCATACTTTGAGGTTGATTTATTGGCTGTGGTCTTTGACCACTACCAACGTCAACTCCATCGTCGATCATGTCTTGCATAGTAGACTGAAGTTCAGCCATTGACTTAGTGATTTTGCCTACGTGTCCTAAATCAACATTGTCTTTACGTGCAAACATATTCATTACAGCAACTTCTAAAAAGTTCAAAGAAAGATTGATAAGATCAAGAATGTTAAGGCCAGATCTTGGATCAATTCCTAAGGCTCCCAAAACTGCTGCAACTGTTGAATTTTGATTAGCTCCCTGACCAGCTAATAATTGTCCGCCAACTAATGTGCCTGCTTGTTGTGCAAGTCTGATAGCAACATTGGTAGTTTGATTTGCTTGTCTCAAACAGCTTTCATATGCTGTTCTTTCATTAATATTTTCAGGGATTTCTTGTAAAGCTAAAACAATATTTGAATTTATTTCATTAGCTTTCTTTTCTAAATTTGTTGCTGCACTTAAAACGTCATCAACATCATAAATTTCTTGAATTTCACAAGACTCAAAAGCACCATCACCTACACAGCTTAATTCTATAAACTTAACTCCATAGTTTTTTTCATAAGCTTTCTTGCCGGTTTCAGGATAAGTCTTGCCTTTATATTTTTTCAAGTGCTCACAATAGTCTCTTTCAGTATAGGCTTTATTGTTACAAATGGAACAAACGCCCCACTCAACACTTGCACCCATACTTACATCGTGAATAACACCTGTTCTAATATTTCTTGCGATATCAGGATATGCTTCCTCATCTACAAAGAAAGTACAGTAAACACAGTTTTCTTTTTCGTCCCATTCAGCGTAAACAACCATTCCTTTAGCTTGTTCAATATCATCATTTTTATGATTTGTATATATTGGAACACCTTCGAAAGATTTATATGCTGGGATTTTTTGACCTTTTAATTCAACTTCTTTAAGTAATTCTTCTTTAGAAAACAAGTCACCGTTTGCATTAACAACATCTGCATCAATTGCTCTGGCTCTTACCCAAAGTAATTTAGCACCTTTACGAGCTTGCATTTCTTTAACGATATCAAAATCTTTGTATTTTTCTAATACTTCTTTAGGATCAGCATAGAGTGATTGTAAACCAATTTTTGCTGCTTCCCTCATATTTGAAGAAGCAGTTTTTATTAAGTGCTCTCTTGCCGCAACTCTGTCGTTTTCATTAAGAAAACTTTGCACAGTTATAGCACCACCTTTTGCAACTCTATACATATAAAAATTCCTTTAAAATAAAGTTTCTGATACCTGTATTCTAAAAATGTACTCTTTAAACCTTTGATTACTTAAAGCTAAACCCGTCGGTTTCGACGGGTTTATTGTACAGTTTAGTTAAAATTATAAATATTTTTCACCATCTCCATTTGAACTTTGACCTGTACGTTTTTTAATTGCATTTATCAAGACGTTCAAACAATCTTGAGGATGATCTTGTAGCTCTTTATCAGTAAATCTAATTATAATCCAACCATTGACTGCTAATTCTGAATCTCTTCTCTTATCTTTAGCAATTTTATCTGGATTGTTGTGCCAAATTTCTCCATCTGCTTCAACACCAATTTTCAAGTTTGGAATTGCTCCATCCAATTGATAATCCATTGTTGGACCAGCTGAATATTGAGCATAAAGTGGGAAAGGCATATTCAATGACATCAATAATCCATATAATTTCTTTTCTAAAGACGTAAACATCTTTGGTTGATTAATGTTTTCTAATTTTTTTGCAATAACCTGTCTGATAGATTCATTTTTGTTATTTGCATAATGATGCATTTCATTCATAGCATAATTATTCAATGGGTAAGAAAGCGAACCGCCAATAAACGGCGTATCAATTACTCCAAAAAGACCATCATACTCAACTGGCAGAGGGCCTAAATTAGCTCTACCAGTAACAGGTTTCAGACTCATTAAGAAAGCTTCGTGAGCTGAAGATTTTATTTTCTTACTTGCGGTTCTAATTTTATCTGATTTATTTAAGTCGTCTAGTCTATTTTGATATATACTATTTACAATGTCTGATGCGAGCCTATAATTTTCAAGCATAGATTTTGCTGTAGGCGCTGGAGCTTCTGGCATTGGGGCCGGAGGAGCTGCTCCAGCTGGAGAAGCACCAGGAGCTCCACCAACACCAAGGTCTGGTGCAGGAGGGGCTGCGCCCATGTCTGCACCTCCAGATGCGCCAAACCCTTGACCTGTTACGCCACCACTTTGAAAACTTAATGATATATTTGGTGTTCCAAAACTTTGGTCGCTCATAAAATTAGCGCCTTGTTCATATCTAAGTCTTTCAATTTCTTGGTCAGAATCAAGACCAAATGCTTCAATCAAGGAAACATTTGAAATTACACCATTCTGATTTGCTGTTACAAGCATCTGCAATTTGCCAGTGTCGTCTCTTAACTGCAGGTCATCAAATTTAATACGTGGATAAACAATTTCTTCTTGCCCACGTTCTCCTTCAATAACAAATCCATTCCATTTTGCAACGGGCATGAAAATATTCATTTCTACCCAGTGAGCAACTTCTCTTCGGAATGTTTCTAGTCTTTGAGCCATTGCAAGAAGACCAACTTGAGCGTTTCCGTAAGTAGGTCCTTCGCCATTCAACAAGGCTTTATTAAGCATAACACCATCAA